AAATGCGACTGGTGGAGCGGATATTGAGAGCATTGCGAAGATCAAATACAACGCTCCAAAATTCTACGGATCGCAAAATAGAGCAGTAACATCTTCAGATTATTCTGCAATTGTTAGAAATCTCTATCCCGCTGTTAGTGACATTATTGTCTTTGGTGGTGAGGATCAAGAACCACCAGCATATGGCAAGGTCTTCATCGCAGTCAAACCAGAAGAAGCAGCGTCTCTATCGTCTTACACTAAGACTCAACTTGGAAAAGATTTGAAGCAGTATACCGTTGCTTCCATCAAACCAGAGTTTATTGACCCATCAATTCTTTACATTGAGATTGACAGTGCAATTTACTACGATGGATCAAAGACTGCTCTCCTTCCTGCTCAGGTAGCAGCGAAAGCAACATCTGCTATTGAGGAGTATTTGAAGACATCATCAACCGAGAAGTTCAACGGTAAATTCCGTTACAGTAAATTCATCGGTGTGATTGATGGTGCTGACCGTGCTATCAATTCAAATAACACTAGCATTACATTAAGAAAAGATTTCTACGCACAGATCAATTCTACTTCGTATTACGAGGTTTGTTATCAGAATCCTTTCCTAGAAGACTGCGATAATCCAGTCGTTTCTTCCACTGGAATGACAGTTTTTGAATACCCAGACTACACGACTTATCTTGAGGATAGATCAGGCAAAATCATCCTATATAGACTAGATTCTACAACTGGAGAAAAAATTCTCCTGAATGATTCTATTGGCGATATTGATTATGCCAAAGGTGAAATTATGTTGTATGACTTTACTATCTTGAAGGGATCATTCTCAGACAACCGTATTGAACTGAGAGTCAAACCTGCTAACAAAGATATTGAAGTGAAGCGTGAGGTATATCTAGACGTAGATGTATCAAAGAGTAAATTTGTAGCATACAAAGAGTAGTAGTAGATGCTTAAGACTGCTAATAAAATCTCGTTTCTGGTTGAGTCTCAACTACCAGATTTTATCAATGAGGAGTATGAACTTTTCAGCAAGTTCGTACAGAAATACTATGAGCAATTGGAAATCCAAGGTCAACCCTTGGATATCATTTCTAATCTCCAGACATATCGCGATATTGACTTCTACGAGAAGAATGTTCTTAAGCAGTCAACAACTCTAACTGGTTTCATCCAGAAGACTGATAATACTATTACTGTAACTGATGCGACATCATTCCCAAAGAATGGTGGTTACATTAAAATTGACGGTGAGATCTGTTTTTATAAGCAGAGAACAGATACTCAGTTCTTAGAAGTAAGTCGTGGTGTCAGTGGCAACACAACTCTCGGTGATTTGTATGCCGAGACCGTTTTTATTAGCACACAAGCAGCAGATCACGTTGCTGGATCTACTGTTCAGAATATTAGCAATCTATTCTTATATTCTCTTGTCAAGAGCTTTGAGAAGCAATATCTCAACGATTTCCCAGAAGCATATCTAAAAGAGGGAGTTGACAAGAGAACCCTAATCAAAAATATTGCTACATTCTATCAATCAAAAGGAGCTGACAATTCAATTAAGTTCCTGTTTAAGTGTCTGATTGATAATGATCCAAATCCAGAGGTTTCTTATCCAAGAGACTTTACACTTAAGTCATCTGACTCTAACTGGATCAATGTATATGCCCTGAAAGTGAAGATTCTTTCGGGATCAGCAGAGAGTCTGATCGGTAAGAGAATCACCCAAAATGTAGTTGGTGACTATGCTGATGCTGTTGTTGATAACGTCAGATATGCAGGAAGATATGACGGCGAAGACCTTTATGAATTGATTCTGGCAGAGCAATCAGTTAATGGTCAGTTCTCCATTGCGGCAAGAACTAAACTAACAGAATTGGTTGACGCATCTGTTGTTTCTGGAGACAGAATTAACGTCTTCTCAACAATGGGATGGCAGAAGACTGGAGAGTTCCAGATTGACGCAGAGACTTTCAAGTTTGAAGATAAGAACGTCAATCAGTTCGTTCTTAAGTCCAGAACAGGAACTGGCACATACCCCGTAGGATCGCCTGTGACCTATGGTGCCAACGTTTCTGGTGCGGGTGTGACTATGCTGGTTTATGGTGTCTTGTACGCTACAGAAACCGCCTCCCAGCATCCCCATTCAAACCCAGGTGACCGTCTAGAGATTTCAGAACCAGGATTCTTGACAAATGATGTCAAGATCTTTGATGCACAGAACAATTTAAGGTGGAATACAACTCCTTCTGTTCCAGCATCTCAGAATCATCTTGGTTTGTCGGCATCTATTGCAGATTTGAATGCAAATGTCTCTGCAATTTTTGAAGACGGCGAAGGTTACTACATCGCTTCTTCTGGATTCCCTGGTCACAATATTATTTCTGCATCTGCAACTGTTCCTTCGGATGTCAAGGATCAGAAACTGCTGAGGATTATCAGAAAGAACCCAATCTCAACAACTGAGATTTATGAGACCAAGTATAGAGATGTTGGTATTGCCACCAATGGTATTCCTTTCCTTAGTTACAAAGATGAGGAAGTTGTTCTCAATGGACCAATCCAAAAGATCAACGTAATCTCTAGAGGAAGAGGATATCAAAAAGCACCATTTGTTCTTATCAATGGCGAAGCAAATCTTGCAAGAACAAGACTTGCTGGTCAAGTAGTTGAGTCGGTAATTGTTGACACACCAGGCAATTATTCTGCAACTCCTACTGTTGAAATTGTTTCTGGTAGAAATGGTCAAGCAACTGCTGTTGTAACTAATGGTGAAATCACAAGTATTGTTGTTAACAACGCTGGTGAGTTTTATTCTTCACCACCAGAAGTAAGAATCACTGATAACGCAGGTAAGGGTCGTTTTGCAGACTACACCGCTGAAATTGCAACTTCTGGTGAGATCACTGGATTTACAAAAGTCAGTGGTGGTAGTTTCTACACACAAGAAAACGTAGTTGTAGACATCGTTGCTGTTGGTTCGGGTGCAACTGCTACTGCTGATATTAAAGAGTGGAGAAAAGACCGCTACAATAAAAATTCTTCAGTCCTTGATTCGGAAAATGGTTACTTCTTCCAGAACTTTGTTTCCTCAAAAGGAACTGGTTATGCCTATTATGCTGCTCCCTCCACACTAAGGGCATCTGATAATGGATCTTCTCACTCTCCTATTCTTGGATTTGCTTATGATGGCAATCCCATTTATGGTCCTTATGGTTTTTCGGATGCTTTAAACCCATCTAGTTCTATCGTTAGAATGACAACCAGTTATTCTAAGAATATCGCTAGAGATAATGGACCAAATACCATTACCTATCCATTAGGCACATTCATCAACGATTACACTTATGTTGATAAATCTGGTTCTCTAGATGAGAATAATGGTAGATTCTGTGTTACACCAGAATTTCCACAGGGAACATATGCATACTTCATGACTGTAAGTGGTACAAATGCACCAGAGTTTCCATACATTCTCGGTAAAAACTATTACTCACTCCCACTAGATTCAAATTACAATTCATCAATTTCTCAGGATGATATTCCAGTTAATGCAAATCGTCTGAGAACTGCCGATGTTGATAAGAACGGTGACCTTACTATTGCTACGATTGATGATGTAGTAAGAGGCAGTGTTGCTTCTGCTACGGTTTCAAATAGTACAGCAGTCTACTCCGTTGGATCAAAACTTATTGTCAATGATTCACAAACAGATGGTACTGGTGCAGAAGGTGAAGTAGATTCTGTTAAGGGAAGACAAGTTTCTGCTATTGAGTCTCAGCAGACCAAGTGTTTGTTTATTGAACTTGTAAGAGATGCATATCTGTTTGATGGAGACACAATTATTCAAACAGGAACTGGAGCGACGGGTGAGATTGTTGGTAATGTATTCACAGCAAATAAATTGGCACTGAGAAATGTCAACGGAACATTTGATTCTTCTCAGGTATTTTCTTCAACAACTCTAGTTCTATCAATATTACTAGACAAAGACTCTTCTTATACTAAGGGTGCAACTATATCTCAGTCAGATGGTATCAATGTCCCAGTCGCTACTGGAGAGATCCTAGAAGTTACAACAGCACAAAATACCGTTAAAGTCAAGGTATTGACAGGTGTATTTACAGTATCTGATGATCTGTTCTTGAGCAGTTCCGATCTTATCAATACCACTGGATCTAAGGTTGTTTCTCTCACACCATTGAGTAAAGACTTACCTATCTTTAGAATTACTGACAATGTAGCTCTATTGAGAACTGCAGATGCACATGGTGTTGGAGTTGAAGAAAAAATCACTGTTGACATCAATCCAGATGATGCAACAACAAATACAACTTACTATGTAAGAAAGAGAATTTATCAAGAAGCAACCTTTGAAACCCCAGGTGTAGACAGGGTTCTTA